CTATTTGTTGAACTATTTATTAATTTTAACATAACTATCCTTTCTTGGGGGTTATATACAAGGATAAAAAGATATAACCCTTGAATCCCATATAATACTATAATTATAAAAATCAATACTTGAATTATAATTTATTATAGATATATGGGATAGTGTAAGAAAGGAATAAAATGAAAACAGAAATGTATAAAAACTATGAAATAAAAATATGGGAACAAAAACCTAATGTATCATATGAATTTGCTTATACTAGTAATTGTCCTAACGTTGATAATATAAAAGGGAGTCATGGTTATGAGGTTTTTAATCCAAAAGGAAAAAGTATTTATAAGGATACTTGGGATATGTGGGATGAGCAGGCGTGTATAGATAACGCCTGTCAAGAAATAGATGCGGATTTGGAGGAGGATAAAAGTGAATAAACAAGAAAGAGAAAAATTTTTAGAAAACTGTTATGAGAGAGCTTTTGTTATCTACAGTTATGACAAAAATTTACACATAGCACATTTAAAAAATTCTAATATGCCATTAAAAGATTTTTTAAAATCATACAAAGTTAAGATGAGAGAATTAACTGATGAGGAGGTAATATATACACCATGATATTTTTAATTAGACCTGATTTATATGAATATACTCCATTACCTATGACAGATGATTTATTTTGGCGTAGGGTGGAAAATTTGAGGCGCGCGGCGTTGCTTGCTGAAAACTTTGAATTTAGATTAATGTTTTACAATCAAATGTTAGAATTAATGAAGGAAGCACCTTAATGCTTTTATTTTTATTTTTTAATTGTCTTGGGTGGATTATTTTAATTGTTTATGTTCTGATTCAACTGAATCGATAACTTCATACTCTGCATTGACAATATTATTATCCCGTATCTCTTTTAACTTTGACTCTAATTCTTTTCTAGTCATGTTATCTAGAGATGCGGTCACAACTTCTTTACGATCAATATAAAAACCACCCAATTGACCTCTTCTAAACTCTGCAACAACAGCAGGGCCCAACTGTCCATTTTCAACAGCTTTATCTCTTAACCTAGCTAATTCCCTGGAATGCTTAACAACATCAATTCTTGTAGCGTCTGCATACTCTCTTTGTAAATTTTCAATTGCTTCAACTACTTTTGGATAATATTTAGGATTTCTTAAATTGGATGCAGCTGCGGTTGCACTATGTTCTTTATATCCAGCTTGTCTTGCACATTCTGTTGGAGTTAATCTCCCATTTTCTTTACAAAAGATTTCAACAAATGCTTGTTGTCTGGGACTTAACCCACCTCTATTTTTTGGCATAATACCTATCATATATTGGTTTTTTCAAAAGGTATAGTTTATTTTTACCCTAACTAATTTATAAATACTTAATACGGTTTAAAATATCCCAATAGTGTCACATATAAAAACATTTGTTGTTACAAGGATGTTTCATAAAAAGTTATATAATTCAATAATTTAAGACAATGTAACGTTGTAACACCTGTAACAGGGGGGTAATCAATATTTTAAAACAAAGGGGGGCAAAAATAATCTATACTTTTTAATAAAGGTCAGAAAAAGCCGTGATTTTTTCAAGGAGGAAAGGGAATCACGGCTTTATTGCGGAGTAAATCGAAAAGATGATGATTTAACGGAGTTATATGATAATGAGAATTGAGGCTCCGAACCATCTACGTTTTTATCTCACGACTAAACAAGATACTTTTCATACCTTAGATTGTACCCTCTATCCCAACTCTAAAAAGGCGGTTCACCTTTAAACTGTATAACTGGTTCACTTTTTATAAATTTTGTAGTTTTTAAATGATTCTGGATCAAGGGGCGGTCCGTAATAGAAGGATGTCTCATCATCCGAAACCCCATCACTCCAGGTCTGGTGGTAGTGCTTATTTTCATCGAGTGTCCCTTGTGAGTCACAAATCTCACACTGCATAATTGATTCTTCTGCTTCAAATTTAATTTTGACATATCCATTCCCTTTGCAATTATGACATATAATCATATCTCTTGTTTAAAATAACTTTCAATCTTTCCCATTTCTTGCGTAAGGCTAATTCCCTCATGGTCCGTGGTTCGCGCAACGCTTTCTTTGATAAGTCTTTCAAGCTTCGCATTAACTTCTTCTTGCAATTCTTCTTTCTCATTTTTCCCCCTGAGATTATAACAACGTATGCAATGTAAAGGTGAACCATGATTCCAGGTACCTTTAGGAATAATCATATTTTCTTCCAAATATTTTTGTTTACATTTAACGCACGAAAAAAATAATCCCTTTCTATCTTTTAATCGCATACTTTCTCCTCCTATTCTGATAACGCTATCAAAATTTTGCGTAACCAAGATTCATTTTTTGTTATCTCGTAATACAACCAAACACAATAATCGTAATCATGCATCCCGTCAACACATCCTCTAATATAGGTGTGGAAAGGCGAGTAATGAACCGTGATCCATGAAACAAGAACCACGGTTACACATATCATAAAAACGATACGTATCATAAGTTAATGGCGACGTGCTGCCCACTCCATGCCTTCTTTTTCTTTTGCCGATCGTTCAGCTGCAATTCTATTTTCCCATTCTTCTTTTTGACTCTCATACCAAACTTTCATCGATAATCGGCCCATAAAAAAACCAGCAACAAACACGGCAAGAATAGCCGTTAAATGCCATAAATGAAACATACTACCTCCTTTTTCTAAGAAAAAAATTTAGGGTCATACATCTCTAATAAAGTATCAAGGGCCTTACTACCTTGTTGAATAACATGATCCCACTCTTCTTTACTATAAGACGTATCGTACTTTGAATTAAAAAATTTTACTGATACCCGTTTACATTTACGACATTCGTAAATTTTTTTGATGGGGCTTTCAGGAAGTTTCAATTAATCCGCCGATCCGTTCCCTTCTTTCTTTCTTTCTTTAAACTTTACATGTTCCTTATCAACAAGTTTCCTTATGAAATTATTAATAGTCATGTAGTCTTCTTTTGCTATGATACGTATCTTATCATACGTGTCCTTGTGTATAGCAACACTTTTATATTTTTCTATATTCATGGGTTATTTTTATGGGATAATATACTATTAGTCAAGTATTTTTTCTAAAATCTTCTATACATTCAATCGAAAAACGAAAATATTTATTCATTTCAAATTTTGTCCACTTACTTACTATTTCTTCACATTGTTCTTTTGGCATAGGATTGCCATAAACCATTTGATTACCAGTGTAAACCCATGAGCTACCATTAAAGCCCCATAAACTTATCACTAATAAAAAAACTTTAGTCATTGACCTCTTTTATTTCACCCCAACTATTTCCTACCTCTACATCTACCTTACATTTAACCTTGAGTTCAACACAATTTTCCATTATCTTTTTAATGACCGAATATTGTTCGGGATTTTCAACAGAGAGATTCAATTCATCATGAACCTGGATATGAGGAAGAAAACCTTCCTCGTGCAAATCTATCATCGCTTGCTTTGTTTGATCGGCGGCACTTCCTTGTATTAATTTGTTAAGTGCTTTGTATGTAAAGGCACGGCGAATGTTTTTGCCATGTTCTCTTTCTGCTTCATCACGTGGTAAAGGTTTGTTGATACCAAATAAGTTTGGCTCCCATAAATCAAAACGACATTTGCGACCAAGTAAGGTTCGTATATATCCAACCTCTTGCGCGCGGCTTGATACTTTATCCGCTAACTCTTTTACAAAAGGAACACGTTTATGATATTGTTTCCAAAGGTCTGCTGTATCTTCTTCATCTAAACCTAATTCAGAACCGAGTTTACCTTTGCCCATACCATACATCATGCCTAGATTAATTGTTTTTGCGGTCTTACGATCGATTCCTGCCATATCGGCTACAACTTGGTGAAAGTCTGCATCTTCGTTCTCATACGCTTCTATAACGGTATGAGAGCCAGGTAAACCTCCATTGGTCAATCGTGCAAAGTGAACCGTGATCCGTGGTTCTTGTTGCGAGTAATCAAAAGTACCCCACTTGCAACCTTCTTCAGGAATAAATAATCGTCTGATCCGTGGACCAATAACATTATTACGCGCAGGTATTTGCTGTAAATTAGGATTACTATACGAGAACCTACCTGTTACCGTTCCTCCTTGATCCGAACGCATTTGGTGGATCTCTGCGTGAATCCTGCCTCGGTGCGTATGCTTGAGAATTGTATCGATGAACGTGGTTCGTGCTTTATTAATCTCGCGCGCTTCAACAATATTCTTAGCCAATTGACTAGGATGCGAGTTAAGAAAATTTTTATCAAACTTAGGCTGACCCGATTTAGGTGTGCGATCATATGTAATGTTTTCTGCATCGAAAGCTTTTGCCACTGATGTCGGAGTCCATACGTCCACAGCAACACCTGTATCTTTGCGGATAGTATCCAGTATTTTCTTTTCGCGTTTAGCGAAATCATTTTTCGTAC